TTGATTGACAATCTGCTTTGCTCTATCAGAAACTTGCAATCCGTACTTTATGTCTTTCTCTTGCTCAAATGCAGTCTGCACCGCAAGGATGTACGCATCAAGCACCTGTTCGTCAATCCCCTTACGCTCTATGTAGTTTTCATACCCTTTTACGGTTTTAATCAAATAATCGCTCGCCATAACGCAAAAAAGTGCCCCCTAACTCTTAAAATAAAAAAGTTAAGGAGCACTCCCCTGTTCCCTGTCCGCATCCGGGCATGAGCTTCTGTATTTACTTTAATCGTCCAACATGGCAATGCCACCATGCATATCTAATTCTTGTCCATTTCTTCGATATATCAATTCCTTGTTTTTTGAAATAACGTACCATTTCCGGATAATATATCCATGATTTAAAAAAGTCAATTAATTTTAATAGTTTTCTCATTATCATCTTGTCAATGTGTTGATTAACACTTTTCTCTCTTTCACGATGCTCCAGCCTGTATCATCCATCACCGGAATTTCCCGTTTATCCGTCTTTACTTTTTCTACTTTGCAATATACACGTTCTGGCTCTGCATGAAAAACAAAAGTTGCCATTGTAGCTTTTGGAATCTGTTTTCCATCAACAAAAACCTTTGTAGTTGTTCCATCACTTTCGATTCTGATATCCATTATTTCATCACCTTTTCTTTGTGACTTGTAATCTTCGCCCCGTCCTTTGTCTGTCGGATTGTCACTGTATAACCGGAATTCGCCACCAAATTGGCAATATCTTCCATTTTGCAAGTAATCACGCGTTTTACTTCATTTTTTCTTATTTCATCGTCCATTTTCATCACTATTTCTTCCTTTCGAACAGTTCTTCCGGCAGTGTTTCTCCCATCCAAACCATTCTGAGATATTTGCGGAATGTCGGAGTACAGACACCCATTTTCTTTGCCGCTTCATCCATTGTAATTTTATGGCTGCAATAATCATTGATAGCATCGACGAAATTGTCTCTGTCAAGCACCTTAATTTTTCTTCCCATCGGAACTCTCCTTTCTTCTTCACATTTCAATTTTTTTCAAACGAGCGTAACTGGAATCGAACCAGTACACCAGGAGTCAAGTCCTGTGCTCTACCATTAAGATATACGCCCTTAGCTGCAAGAAATTTACCTCGAAAGCCGTAAGGAATCCTTGCACTGCTACGGTTCTTTATAATATTGGAGTTTATTATATGATCGGTAAACCACGTCTTTTATTAACAAAACGTTAGTTTCCGAGATTCAGCGAACTCCGCAGCTAAAACACTGATTGAATTTTGTTCAAACATGATTAGGGTTTCCCCTTATTCAATCATGAAATCATGTTTGAAAATAGCCATATAAGGAGTCGAACCTCAATCTTTCACTTGGGTAGGGGTAGAATGAACGCTTTACCATTAAGCTATACGGCTTCCAGCTACACTGTAGCAAGGAAAGTAAGTTATGAAAAAGTTTTTTCTCCGAAATTCGGAGAGAGCTACCGTTCGGATT